ATATAAATAAACGTTTACAACTAAGTGCTTTAGGTGGAGTTGCACTTCGTAACTTTTTCTCACAGTATGGGCAAGTTGTTGTTACTAACTCAAAAAAAGAAGCACCTAGATATAAAGGTAATCTTAGGGGTAGTCTTACATTTAAAAGAATTGATGGTGTTGGTCGTCTGCCTATTGGTATAGATGTCTATTCTCGCAGTCCTTACGCTTTGTACGTACATGGTTTTTATGATATGAAAGTTAAAATGCGTAAGCCATGGTCAAGAAGCAAGCCACATTATCCACCTATCTCTGCAATCAAAGGTTGGTCAGAAGCTAAAGGTATAAGTCCGTATGCAGTTCAACACGCAATCGGTCAACGTGGTACTCCTCTTATTCCGTTCTTTAAAATAGGTATTAAAAAGTCCGAAGCACAAAAAAGAGTTTTATTAAAAGGAACTGGATTAAAAATTACTGCTACTTGGAAAGCTGGTAGAATGGTACCGAAGAAATAATGGCAAGTTTAACAAGCATAAGAACAGAAATAGGAAATAACTTAGGTAACATAAGTTCTCTATCTGTATATGCTTACGTACCAGATTTTGTAGAGCCACCGACAGCAGTTGTTGGGGTTATGGATGCTATTGATTATGACGCTACTATACAACGTGGTGCTGATAAGTATGAGATTCCAGTCTATCTTTATGTAAGTAGGGTTGATGCCCAAGATTCACAAGATACTCTCGATGGTTACTTAGCTTCGAGTGGAGCTTCATCTGTAAAGGCACAAATAGAATCTGATACAACGTTGAATGGTCAGGCACAATCTGTTAGAGTTACATCAGCAAGTAATTATGGAGTTTACAACATAAACAACATTGATTATCTTGGTGTAGAGTTTATCGTAGAGGTAATAGCATGAGTAATAAAATAATGTACGAATTAAAACAAGACTTATATATTGATGATAAAGTTTTAAAAGCTGGGGATATTGTAGAAGCAAAATCTATTCCTAAGGTGTCTTTGTCGTGGTTACTTGAACAAGGTATTGCAATAAAAGTTGATAGCAAGTACAAAGAAAATAAATTACAAGAATTAAAGAAACAAGAGGAAGAATGAAAACTGAAGTATACAAGGGCTATGGTAGGAGTGGTAGTGGTGGTAGCTCTAGAAGAAGAAGAAATGCCACAGGCAGACGTAGACGAGGTAAAAAATAATGGCATTTAAACATGGTAAAGACAGTAAAGTTTATATAAATCAAACAGATTTTAGTACATACTTCAATTCAGTTGATGTTGCAAGAACAGCAGATGTTGCTGAGTCTACAACTTTTGGGGAAAATAGTAAGACATACATAACTGGTAACAAGGATGGAACTTTTTCTGTTGCTGGGTTTTTTGATGCTACTGCTGATGCTACATTACAGCCATTACTTGGAGGTAGCGATATGATTTTTGTATTAGGTGTTGATGGTGTTGATGCAACAGATGGTTGTTCTTTTGCTAAGGGAAACATAAATAATTATGGAGTATCTAGTGCAGTAGGCGATATTGTTGCAACTTCTTTAGACATACAAGCTGATAGTGGCGTATATAACGGAACTGTATTGGAAAATGCAACTGTTACTGCTACTGCTAGTGGTACTGCTAGAGATAACACACTCTCAACTGCTAATGGTGGTGGAGCGTTCCTTATAGTGCAAACTGCAAGTGGAAGCACCCCAACACTAACTGTTAAGATAACACATAGTGCCGACAACTCAACATACGCAGACTTGGTAACTTTTACACAAGCTACTGGAACTACTGCTGAAGTTAAGACTATTGGTGCTAATACAACTGTCAACAGGTACTTAAAAGTACAATATACTGTTGGTGGTACTAATCCATCCTTTGCTGTTATAGTAGGGTTTGGAAGAAATAATTAGAGGAGATATATATGGCATTTGTACATGGTAAAAGTTCAGTTTTTAAACTTGATAACTCAGGTGGCTCATTAACTGATATATCTACTTACGTTAACTCTGTCGACTTTCCAGAAACAGCAGATGTTGCAGAAACAACAACACTAGGAAGTTCTAGTAAGTCATACATCGTTGGATTGAAAGACGCAACGCTATCTATTAGTGGTCTTTGGGATGCAACAATAGACGGAATACTTGGAGCCGTTGTAGGTCAAACTGCATCACTTAGCTTTGAATATTCTCCAGAGGGAACTACAAGTGGAAAAGTTAAGTACACAGGCGAGTGCATTGTTACATCTTATTCACAATCTAGCCCAGTAGGAGATGTCGTTGGCTTCTCAGCTGATATGCAAGTAAGTGGTAATGTAACTAGAGCAACTCACTAAATAATTAAATAAAGGACACAATGGAATTTTTAGATTTAAACAAAATTGATAAACTGCCGAACGTTCCTATACAAGAAATTGTTATAGAGGAATGGAATGCAAAAGTTAAGATAAAAGGTTTAACGAAAAAAATGCAGGTTGAGTTGGCTCGTATATCTACTGCTGATGATAAAGATGCATTTGATTATCAAAAAGCATTATTAAAAGCAAGTGTTATAGAGCCACAACTTGATGACGAAACAATAGAACTGCTTTATGAAAAAGACGCTACAGTCATTGACAATCTATTTTTAGCAATAGCTGACATGAATGGCGTTGGGGGTGATTCTCAGCAAGATATAGCTGAAGAATTTCAAGACTAACCCAGAACTCTCTTTTACCTTTAGACTAGCTCGTGATTTATCTATGACAGTCGGCGAACTTAACGCTACAATGTCCTCATACGAGTTTACACAATGGATAACATTTTATTTGTGGGAACAACAGGAACGTAACAAAGCACAGGCGATTGCCGAAGCTGAGGCAAAAAAGAGGAGATAAAACTTGGGAACAGGTGCAGACTTAATAATTAGGATTGCTACGCAAGGTGCAAAACTTGCTCAAGCACAAATGGCTTCGTTGGGTAAGTCATCTCAATTAGCTGGTGGTAAATTAGCAACATTTGCTAAGGTCGGCTCTGTTGCTGTTGTCGGTGCGATGCTTGGTGTCGCTAAAGGCGTATTTGAATCCGTACAGGCTTTTGCTGAATTTGATAGCAAGATGACACAATCTTTAGCTATTATGCAAACTACAACTGCTCAACAAGAACAGATGGCTAGGGTTGCCAGAGAAGTCGCAACTGTAACTGCAATATCTGCAACTGATTCTGCTGAAGCATATTTCTTTTTAGCGTCTGCTGGTTTGAACGCTGAACAATCTATGTCTGCACTTCCACAGGTAGCTAAGTTTGCACAAGCTGGTATGTTTGATATGGCTACTGCTACTGACCTTGCAACTGACGCACAATCTGCTTTAGGTCTTACTGTTAAAGATGCAGTTCAAAACCTTGATAACCTTACACGAGTTACTGACGTTCTTGTTAAAGCTAACACTTTAGCTAACGCTACTGTACAACAGTTTTCCGAAGCTCTTACAAACAAAGCAGGTTCAGCCCTTAAAGTTACTAACAAAGATATTGAGGAAGGAGTTGCCGTCTTATCTGCATTTGCTGATAGAGGTGTTAAAGGTGCAGAAGCTGGAGAGAAACTTAACCAAATTTTAAGAGATGTATCTAGGGCTGTTAAAAAGAATAATGAAGAATGGGTTGCTAGTGGTATTGTCGTAACTGATGCTGAGGGTAACTTGCTTCACTTGTCTGAAGTTGTTGCAAACCTTACAGCAGGTATGGATGGTCTTAGCGACGTTCAAAAAGCAGGGTTACTTGACCAGTTAGGTCTTAATCGTGGTGTTGCTGACGCTGTTAAAATTCTTGCTGGTGCAGAAGATGCGATTAGAAATTATGACAACGAACTTCGTAACGCTGGTGGTACTACTGAACGTGTAGCACAAAAACAACTTGAAACGTTTAAGGCACAAGTACAATTACTTCAAAACAATATAGAAAACTTAAAGATAACCATTGGTCAAGACTTCGTTCCTGCATTAGTTGAAATGACTAAGTCGGCACAGATAACAGTTGAAAGATTTCAAAACTTTAAAAATAGAACAGATGGTGTATCTGATAGTGTCAAAGCACTTACAGCAATTATTGTTAGTGCCATAGCCGTTGCATTCGGTCCAATAGGAATTGGTATAGCACTTGTTACTTCTGGAATAGTGGCTCTTACTAGGGCAATAGGTAAAAGCAATGATAAGTATGCAGAGAATACACGTAAAGCAGAACAACTTACAGATGCTTACAATAGGCAAGCATATTATCTTGGTTTTGTTGCAGATTCTACTTCCGAAGTTATTGAAGCAAGTGTAGAACTTGAAGATGTACTTGACGGAACTAATCTTACTGTTGATGAGCTAACTAACTTACTTGATTCTAATGGTATTGCCTTAGATGAAAACGCAAAAGAAGCATTAAAGACTGCTGAAGCGTATGAACAAGGATTGCTCGGTGGTTTGCAATCTGTTGTTGATGCTCTTGACCAGTTAGAAGCCCAACAAGATAGGGTTGCTAAAGCTGAATCCAATAGAAACAAAGCTCTTGAAAAACAATTTAAAGCTGAAAAAGAAATTCAAAAAGCGACTGAAAATTTAGATAAAGCTAAAAAAGATTTAGCTGATGTACAGGGCTTAGGTGCAAAAGTAACAGCAGAAGAACAACTTGCTATTGAAAGACAAAAACTTGCTATTGAGGAACTTAAAGAAGCAGGAGAACTAACTAAAATACAAAAACTTGAATTAGCTGTTGCTGAACAACAACTCTCTCAACTTATTGAAGAATCTACTGCTCTCTCTCGTGAAGAAGAACAAGCTATTAGAAACGTTGAACAAGCAGAAAAAGATTTAGTAAGAGCAGAAGAATTAAAAATTAAAGCACTTCAAGAAGTTGCTGAAGCACAAAAATCATTAAATAAAATTACAGAACAATCTTTTAAAAATACATTACAACAAGCTATTGCACAAGAAGAACTTGCTAAAGCATTAGCAGGTTTCGGTAAAGGAACTAAAGGTTACGAAGATGCTCTTAAAAAGATGTCATCTATTACTGGTATTGAGATAGATAAGTTGATGGCAAAGTATGACGAACTGTTTGCAAAGTCACAGCGTATCGGTTTATCTCCATCTCCAGCTAGTGTATCTACAACTACTTCAAGCTCTACTGATAGTGGTGTTGGTGGT